TAGACACGTAGTAAATGATTTTTATACATATAAGGATAAAAAATAATATATGAAGGTTACATTTATTACACCGTTAACGAGATTAGAAAATATTTACACAATTTATCAATCCATTGTAGACGCCGTTGGGGCAGAAAATAAATGGTATTGGTATATTGTAGAGGATGGGAATAGAGTTGAAACTGAGAAAGTAGAACTTCCGTTCCCAAATACAACTTATATATCTTTTCCAAGCAACGGAAAAGGAATATCAGGAAATCCCCAAAGAAATATAGCATTAGATAATATAACCGACGGCTATGTATATTTCTTGGACGACGACAATCTTGTTCATCCGGCTCTACTAAGTAGAGCAAATGCCATTATAGGAAATACAGGGAAATCTCTTATTTTTGCACAGAGATGGAAACTAGGAAGGGTAAGACTAATTCCAACACCGACTACAATAATCCCATGCCATATAGATACAGCACAATTTTTAATTGATAGAAAACTTATTGGTGAGTTAAGGTGGGAGCCATTTAACTACTGCGCTGATGGAAATTTTTTCTCGGCACTCTACAAAGAAAACAAAGATAAGTTTATTATTACGACAGAATCTTTATGTTTTTATAACTTCCTTAGGGGCAACGAATGATTTTACAGTTACATGGTTCTATGGGCGATCATTTAATTGCGACAGGAATTCCAGAAGCTTACTACAAATTATTCGGAGAAAAAACATATATAAGCAGTAAGTATTCAGAAGAGTTCTGGAACACTAATCCATACGTAACAAACGATAAAATCGGAAATCATTTTTCTCTAAGATTTAATTCATCTTTAGTAGATTATATGATTTATTATCCAGTGAGAGTATTTTACGATATAACAGGGCAAGTTGTTGATAGAAAATTTGTTCACCCTTATATTTATAAGCATAGAAACCCAAACAAAAATCTTGTTGTAATTAATGAGCAGGCTGGCTGGCCTTCAAGGCGTGGATATAAATACTTTAATGATTTAGCAGAGAGATTAATTGCAATCGGCTTTACAGTATGTTATTTGAACAATAGTAGCTTTAGAGATTGCTTGGGGCAACCAAGCCCAAGAACTGTCACAGCATGTTCAATAGAAGTAAAAAATCCGCCAATGCACGATCTAATTCAATTATTATCAACTGCAAAAGTTTATATAGGGTACGATAGTGGTTTGGCTCAGTTAGCTGGTGCACTTAAAGTTCCCACAGTTTCTCTATACGGGAGTATTCCAGCAATAAATACAATGCATGATTATTGTATTTATTATGTTGACAATTGTCAACATTGCTGTGCAGATCAATGTACAAAAAATTGTTTATCAAATACTGAAAACAAGAACGGTGAAATATTAGAAAGGGTGTTAGAATTAAAATGAATATTTATTTATGTATACCAACTTTAATAAGATATGATTTATTATTTACTACATTGCAATCGGCAGAGGCTGGAGAAGTTAAACCAACTCATTACATTATACTTGACAACGGTAATCTTTTATCCTTCGCTGAACATATACCAAAAGATTGTGAAAATAAAATATATTTATATAGAGCAAGTGAAAATTTAGGTGTTGCAAGAAGTTGGAATTTCTTTATTAACTTATTAGATAAATTCGAACCTGGTTATACAATAATATGCAATGACGACGTTAAGTTTTTTTCTGATACTTTAAAATTACTGATAGAAAGTTATGATGAAAATTATGTTTCCTACCCAGGTGGTACCCCATCTTCAAACTCGTTTTCTTGCTTTTTACTTCCAGAAAAAGTAGTAAAAACAATTGGATACTTTGATGAGTCTTTGTCACCTAACTACGCATATTTTGAGGATAATGATTATCATCATCGTATGAAGAAAAACAATTTCGACTTAAAAAGTGTAGATAACTGTAGGTTAGGTCATGTCGGAAGTGCAACATTCCGAGCAATGACTGATGAGCAAGTTGAAGAGCACCACATTAAATTCAGATTTGCACAAGCAAATTATATTAAAAAGTGGGGTGGAACACCAGGAAACGAAAAATTTACTAATCCATACAATGAAATAGCATAATGACAATTAAACAAAAAATAACAAAAGAGGAATGGTGTTTATACGAAATAATAAGGCATCCGATTTTATTTGGCGAGTTTTATAGAAATTTAGACTCACCTCCGCAAACAGAGGTATTCGAGTATACAACATATCAGAAAGAATACTTAGGAGATTTTAGTAATCATGTATCATTGTGTTGCGGAAGAGCTGTAGGTAAAACAGTTTCATTAACGGATTATATATTATGGTTAATGATAAATAATATATTTAAAAACGAATATATTATTTATACAGTTCCAAATAGAGTTCATCTAGAACCTGTATTCAATAACTTAGTTAAATATCTAAGAGGGAATAGTTTATTACAAAATTTTATAGAACCACGGCGAGGAATTAACGCTGGAAACTATACAATAACGTTACTAAACAATGCTCAAGTAATTTGTAGAATTGCAGGACAATCTGGAACAGGCGCCAATGTTATTGGGCACCACACCCCAATAATAATACTAGACGAGGCTGGGTACTATCCCTGGGGAACATGGATAGAACTTCAGCCTGTTTTAAATTCTTGGGAACCTGGATATAAATTATGGGTTGCTGGAGTTCCTACAGGTTTAAGGGAGAATAATGTTCTTTACTACGCAGATGAAGTAAGTGATGAGTATAGCAAACATAGAACATCTTGTCTCGAAAACCCTAGATATTCAGCCGAAGATGACGCAGAAAACAAAAGAAAGTACGGAGGAGAGGATGGAGAGGATTATATTCATCTTGTGCTTGGAAGACACGGTTCTCCTACATTCGCTGTGTTTGATCGTAGACTTATGCAGATAGAGAATTATCCAACATACGCTGTTTCTGTCTCTGGTGTAGAGACTACAACATTGGGAGATATAATAAGCAGGCTGGCATTAATTCCGAAACTTCCTAAGCATACAGTATCTATTATGGGAATAGACTTAGGTTATACAGAACCAACTGCAATACTTATTCTCTATGAAAAAGATGGGATTATTTATGAACATGCTCGTATTACTTTAAATAAAGTCCAGTATCCTATACAAGAGAAAATTATAGATTTTCTTGATACAAAATTTTCATCTCATATTGTAGGAATTGATGTTGGAAACGAGAAGGGGTTAACACAACATCTATTAGAGGATGAAAGCTATACACATAAAAACTACAAGAGAAAATTATATCCCGTCTCTTTTGGTTCTTGGTTAGAGCTTGGGGAGAATAGTGACGGAGAGATAATAAAAACAAAGACTAAACCTTTTTCTGTATCACTTTTGCAGGAAAAGACAAACGCACACAGTATTGTTTATTCATCAACAGATATGGATTTAGTTGCAGAACTAGAGAGAATGACATATACAAAAAATCCTCTCGGTGAAGTTGTGTACAAAACACTAACACCAAAAGGTGGAAAACGTGGTGATGACCATAATACATCAGCATTATTGTGTGCAATATTAACATATTACGTACTTATAGAAGATCAACTATTTACTAAGAAAAGAAAGCCGCTTGTTTTTAGTCGATGGGTATCTTTTTAGCGGAGAGTAAAAATGGACGACAAACAACAAAAAGTTAAATTAGCAAAAGCAGAGTTTATGGCTGTTCCTTCTAATTTTTACCCAACTTATGTAGGTGCAGAACAATACAACGTAGATAAATTGTCTTTTGGAACATCTAGATCATACGAAAAAATTATCTCAGATTGCAGATATTTTTATTTACAAGAACCAATTGCATCTACTGTTATAAATAAAATAATAGATATATCAATAAATGATATACTAATATCCCAAAGTAAAAGTTTATCAAAAACAGAACTTCAAATATATTTAGCACTAAGAGAAGATATAATAAAATTTCTAAGGGATGCAGCTCTGGAGCTACTAGTAACAGGATTCGTTGTTCCAGAAATAACACTATCTAAAATAGGAAAAAATGAGCTGAGAGAAAAAGGTATTCAAAGAATAGATTCTTTGTTGTATCCAACGGAAATGTACGTAAGAGATTCTTCAACAATAGAAATAAAGAGACCTTTTATTTCATCCAAAGAATCATATTTCTTGCTTGTGCCAGATGATGTTACATTTTTTATACAAACTAAAGGCGAGTATTCAGATGGAACTAGAGATTACGAACTTTATCAGGAAATAGTACGACTATATCCAGAGTTTGTAAGGGATATATTAAAAGGACAAAGAAAATTCTTATTAGATAATCCACTAATAATAAAATTAAATAACCAATCATATACCCCATATCCAGTTCCATATTTGTACGCCGGACTAGAGTCATTTAAACATAAGAGAAATATGAGAAGAATGGATTACTCGATTGCGGCAAGAGTTATTAGTGCTATCTTACATGTTTCCGTAGGTTCCGATGAGTTTCCATTGACGGAAGATCAGGAAGATTATCTAAAAGACTTAGAAGATAAGTTTAAGTGGAGAGAGGGTTTAAACAAAGATGATGTTGAACGTGTATTTTCTTTATTTACAAATCATACTGTAGAGATGGAGTGGATTTTTCCACAAATAGAATCTTTATTGGACAATGCAAAATATGACGATGTAAATAAAGATATTATCCTTTCGCTAGGTTTCCCAAGAGTTTTACTTACTGGAGAGGCGGAAAAATCTTTTTCGTCTGATCCAGAAATAGTTACTTTATCCCCATTAAATACATTAAATTCAATTAGAAGAAAACTTCTTCCTATTGTTTCTCATATATTTAGAGAGATGCGATCAAAAAATCCAGATATACTTAAAAACTATCCAGAGTATAAATTCCAGCCAATAAACTTAATGAGTTTATCATTATTCTTTACTGGTATAAAAGAACTGTATAGCAGCGGAAACTTATCAAGAAAGTCTTATACAGAGGCATACGGTTTCGATTTCCAAAGTGAAATAACATCAAGAAGCGAAGAAAAAGATATGCTAAAAGAACTTGGACTAGACGAATTTGCCCCATTACCACACAGCAATGTTCCAGGGGCAGCTCCAAAAAGTCCTGGGGCTCCATTAAACAATAAAAATGGGGAAGAAAAAGGAAAACCAAAAACGTAAGAGGTTAAAATAAAATGAAAACTACTGCATTTAGAGCAAATGGTGTAAAATTAATTGTAGATAATCTAGAGATAGAACAATTAGCCGCATCAGCTTCGATTTCTCTAAATCCTAATGTTACATGGCTTAAATTAATATTGACTGATGATGAATTTAATGCCAATAAACAACGCATTCCTCGTGAAGAGTTTGCAAATGTATTGAGAACTGGGGCATTTATGCCTCTGAAGATGGCACTTCGTGAAATTTCTGAGGGTCATGAAAATACATATCCACTTGGTACAATGGCTCACTTAAAGACAGAGGGCAATTCAATCCAAGCTCTTGCAGCACTTTGGAATAGAGAAAGACAAGCGGATGTAGACTATATCAAAGATAGATATAAAAATGGCGAAAGTATTGATATATCTTGGGAAGTAACATATTCCGAAGATCAAGAAGAAGATGGTGGCGTTGCGCTTCGGGGTGTAGCCATGAACGCCGCAACTATTGTTGGTTTACCAGCTTATGAGGGAAGAACAACAGTTATTGCAATGTCATCTTCGTCTCAAGAGAACATTACAGGAGACTCAAAAAACATGGATACAATCGAATTAGCAGAACATCAAAGACTTCTTGACGAGCAAAAAAGTCAGTTTGAAACTTCTTTACAAGAACTTCAAAATAAGCTTAATGCAACTCAAGCAGAACTTGATGATTTGAAACCAAAATTTGAAGATTTGGCTAATTTTAAAGCAGGTATAGAAAAAGAACACGATAACGAGGAAAGGCTGGCTTCTATTAAAACAAAATTCTTAGAAGCAGGACTTACCGTATCTGAAGAATATTTTGCAGAAAGAAAAGATTCTTTCCTAGCAATGTCAGCAGAACAAGTTGATTTCTTGTTACAGGAACTATTGGCAGCTTTTGAAAAGCCAGAGGTACCTTCAGAACAAGCATCTATTTCTATAACATCAAAGAGAAAAATTCCAAATCTTAATTTAACAAAAACCGATATAAATACGGAAGATATTATTAAATATCTTAGAAACAGTAAATAGGAGCGATAATAGCTATGGAAATCAATAAGTATACAGATATTATCGGCGTTATAACTAGACAAGCTATTGTAGAAGGTAGAATGGTTATTCTTACCGATAATAATAGCGCAGACCACGACTTCGGAAGCAGAAGTGATCTTCCGGGTGTAAGAGTTCCAGCATCTACAACTGAAGCTGCTAGAGCGCATTACATTGTTACTTGGCCTGTAAATAATGCCAACTCTGAGGGAGAAATTGTTTGGCTTAAAACTATTCCATCAATGTCTTATTCATTAAGACGTGGCGGGTGGGATCAAGCTGCAAATGTTCCTTTCAGTGCGACAGTTTATTTAACTTATCCAGGAAACCAAGAAAGTGTAGAAATACCTTCTGGTTACTTGGCATTAGCGTTTGCTAGAGGTGTTTTCACAATTCCTTCTGGACAATATGTATATTCAGCAGATATAATGAATCCAGGTGCCCCATTAGAGGTACTAAACTCAGGTGATGATGGCGCCGATGCAGGAAAATTGGCTTACAATGCAAGTGGTACGATTGCTGTAGTTGAGCGTTATGATTCTAGCGACGGTAGTTTAACATTTAGAACATATTAATTATAGAGGAGCGTACTAAAACTATGGCTGACGAAAAAAGAGTTCAAGAAGCTATTGCATCAATGATTAAGGACAGAAACCAAAGAGAAGCATTAGCGCAAATTATCGTGGAGTATGTACAGCCTAACCATATCACAGGTGAGTTTGTAAGTGGACTTCTAAAGACACGTAGCTTAAAACCAGGAGATAGCCTTGTAAAGAAAGTTAGAAAAGGCATCAAAGTTAGAACATTAGTACCTGGTGCTATTCATTTAGCTAGTGAAATAACCGTATCAGAAAGAATCAATTGGGTTCTTGACGGTGCTGATGTTAAAGTAACATATAATGAATGGGAACTTAACAGCGGCGAAATTGGAAGCATTCAAGAAATCAAAAGTGAAATGGCGGCAAAGTTGAGAGATTTTTATTACAATAAAATTTTCTCTGCTTTAGGAACTGTTTGGAGTGCAGCAAATACTCCGAACAACTACACATCGGTTGGAGGTGTGCTTACAAACACAGCTCTAGAAGCTGCAATTAATAGAATTAACGAAACAACCCCTGGCGCAAAAGCTATTGTTGGACTTCGTTCTGTAGTTACCCCAATCACAAAATTCGGTGCATTCTGGACTGATGGTACACACTATGTAAGTTCAGACGAAATCGTTAATAAAATTTTGGCTGATGGTTGGCTTGGTAAATATTATGGCGTTCCTATTATTGCAATCGACCAGATTTACAATAATCCAGACGATTATCAACCAATGCTACCTTCTGATAAAGTTCTAGTTATTGGTGAAGATGTTGGAGAATTTATTACCTATGGTAATGTAATGACTAAACAATGGTCTGACATGAACCCAACACCTCCACAATGGCTGTTAGAATTATATCAACAATTTGGTA